AATCGTATGGGTCATTTGTTACTGCGTTAACAATTGCCTGTGGTAAATTTAAGTTGTTAGTAATTTTCATATCATCCCCCTAATTAAAATGGCACATCGCCTAGATCTATATCGTCTGAAGCTGGCGCTTGGTCAGAAGAATTTACGTCCTCTTCAAGCTCTTTAGATTTCAGAATAATATTCCTGATACCCTCAGACAATAAATTAAAAGCTTCCCGCTTGTTTTCTTGCCAATCAGTAATAGAAAACACAACGCTGTCATTAAACTGTGGGGCTACAGGGCTATCTTTTGGCGCTGGTAAAACCGCCGCTACGCGAGGCTTGCCATTCTTCCCTTCCATTACGTTCAACATGCAAGGTTGCCCACACAAGGCGCTTATATCAAAGCCCTGTCGTTCTTTGTCTGTAAACGGGCGTCCACGCCAAGAACCAAGGTCATTGCCTAGATTAGATTTTTCGTGAAGTGACAAGGTGTAGAACTTGCTGATAGTCAGCGGCTCACCATTGCCATTAGTTTCTGTTGGCACTTCCCATATTAAAAGAACCTGCCTTTTCCAAGAAACATCCCCTTGGTATTCGTTATGTTGCGTACCAAGATCAATGACCTTGACGCAACGTGCCTTATGTACGCCTACTTCTACGTTTGGAAAACGACCTTCGCCGCCCATTCCTGTTGCCATAATACTCATAATTTTTCTCCATCTTTCTGATTTAATTTCAACTGTTAGTAAACACGGGGAAGGAAACCTACTGGAAGTTAGTTCACTAATGCGGCACGTTGGCAAAGCCTGTGGCGTAACAGTCCTCAACTGTCTTTAGTCCCTTCCCCGATTAGTAGAGTTTACCATAGTTAACCCCCATGTCAAGCAAAGTTGACAATAGTTAAGTCTGAGGGTAAGATAAAGTTTAGTTAACAAGGGGCAAAAGCATGTTAGATAATTATGAATTGGCTATTGAGCGTAGAGTAGAAATTGTTTCCCGATATGGGGGAAAGAATCTAAGCCGTATGCTGGGCATAAGCCACCCCGCCGTAAGCAAATGGCATGTAATACCGCCATATCGTGCTTTTCAGATTGCCAAGCTAGGTGATTACGAGGTAGAATACCTTAGACCTGATTTACAGATTGCCCCCTTACACGCGGGGTAGGTCACTACAACCATAAAATAAGGGCAATGGTTGAGATCTAGGCTAAAAATTGTGTGTACTTGTCTTTCTCCCCGACTGAGGGGGTGCTGGTTTCCTTATCCTAGCATCCCCTTATTTTTTTGGTGTTGTAGTTCAACGGTTAGAACACTGTTACAGCCTTTCGAATGAGGTTTGGTGTAACAGGTATGCGAGTTCAAATCTTGCCAACACCACCAATCCCCATTGATAGCATTAGTATAGCAATGCCATAGCATAGCCATGCGCTTATTAATTTTAGCTACAGTTTTGCCAATGGCACAAACATACCCTTCTACTTCACCTTCACCTTCAGCTTCACCTGCATCTTCAAGCAAGATTAAGAGGGGGGAGCAACAGACTAAGTTGACAGGTTAACCAAAGTACAGTAACATTAAGTTTAGTTAATCGTGAGATAAGGACACAATTATGAGAAACAGCACAACAAACGAACAGTCACCAGCGTTTCAGTTCTACGCTAGCGATTGGATTAGTGACCCATCCCGTATGCGTATGACGTTAGAAGAACAGGGTGCGTATCTTTTACTTTACTGTCATTGCTGGCGTGGTTTCAAAGTGCCGTATGATTTTGAAATAATGTCAAAAATGTGCAACGTTACTGAAAACAAGATCAATAACATTTGGCCTAAGATTAGCCATTTGTTCCAAGAGGTGAAAACAAAAGACGCAACAACATTTTTGCTTTGCATACAGGCAGAAGAGGAACGCAAAGAACAGGCAGTTCACAGAGCAAGGCGTTCTGTGGCTGGCAAAAAGGGTGCGGAAGTTAGGTGGGGAACTAATGATAAAGTATAACCACCTTACCCATTACCATCAATTCATTGCGGCATTTGGTCACCGTCATAGTTTTCAGACTTTTTGCGATAAAGGTATTAACAGGTCATTAACTAGACAGTTTCATGGCACGTTAGAAGAACACTTTGAGGAACTTTCGGCATTAAACCGCAAAGGCGCAGGTGTATTCTTTACAGTGAATGAGACTAATGGTCTTGGAAGGACAACCAAGCATATTAAAAAGGTTCGCGCTGTCTTTATTGATTTGGACGGTACGCCTTTGCCTGATACGTTTGAACTAAAGCCGCACATTGTAGTTAACACAAGCGAAGGCAAGTACCATTGCTATTGGATGGTTGACGATATGCCTTTGCCTACCTTTAATTTATATCAGGAAGCGTTAGCTAAAAAGTACAATTCTGATCCTGTGGTTAAAGATTTACCGCGTGTCATGCGAGTTGCTGGCTTCTTTCACCATAAGAAAGCGCCTTATCCAATTAAGGTACACAGCCAAAAGGGACTTAGGTCACCTTATAAGATGGATGAAATTAGGGACGGTCTGAAGTTAGAAAGACCTACCAGAATTGTTGTAGACTACAAAGATTACAAGCCATCCACCTATCAGGGCAAGTACACTGGTACTTTGCGTTACGGTATGGGTAAGGGTGAACGCCATGAAAGATTGATTAAAATATTAGTGGCTATTCGCAAACGAGGTGAATCAATTGACTACGCAATGGGCGAGGCTATGGCTTTCGCCGCCTCATGTAACCCGCCCGAAAACGTTGCTGAAGTTCAGTTTCAGGTTCGAGACATTTGGAGTAGATACTAATGATACAGCTAAGAGAATACCAAGAACTAGCAATTGAGGCAGTACGCCATGAGTTTATGCGTGGCAAAAAGAAAGTTTTGTTAGTCGCGCCAACTGGCGCAGGTAAGACAGTTATTGCGTCTGCTATGATTAAGGCGTCTGCCGATAAGTCTAACCCTTCGTTGTTTGTGGCTCACAGAAGAGAACTTGTTAAGCAATGTTCGTCTAAGCTATCTGATTTTGGGATTAATCATGGCGTTGTTATGGCAGACTTTACGCCTAATAATTTGGCGTCTGTTCAAGTGGCGTCTGTTCAATCTTATCATGCTCGAAAAGATAACGAACACTTTTGGAAGCCCAAGGCTAAAGTTATCTTTCTGGATGAAGCCCATCGTTCTGCTTCTAAGACCTTTCAAGATTTAATAGCAGAATACCCTGACGCCTATGTTATAGGTTTGACCGCTACACCATGCCGCGCAGATGGTAAGGGGCTAGGAAACTATTACGATTCTTTAGTTAATTGTGGATCTATATCAGAATTGACTGAAAAAGGTTTCTTAACACCTGCCCGAATAATTGCCCCAAGTATGCCAGATCTAAAGGGCTTAAAGATGCAAGCGGGTGACTATGAAAAGCGTGGTTTAAATACCCGAATGAACCAGCCTAAACTTGTAGGTGATTTGGTTACCCATTGGGTAGAGCATGGCGAAAACCGCCCTACTGTAGTTTTTGCTACTAGCATTGCTCACAGTAAATTTATTGCAGGTATATTTAATGATAACGGAATAGCCGCAGGTCATATTGATGGTGAAATGGATGAAGTGTCTCGCGTTGAAGTTCTGCGAAAATTGCATGAAGGTGAGATAAAAGTTCTGTCTAATTGCATGGTCTTGACAGAAGGATGGGACGAACCAAAAGTTTCATGCGTTGTCATTGCAAGGCCAACTAAAAGTTACGGAATGTATTTGCAGATGGTAGGTAGGGCGTTGCGTCCTTTTACTGGTAAGGTTGATACGCTTATAATTGACCATAGTGGTTGCGTTTACGAGCATGGCTTTCCAGATGAAGCTCCTGAATGGGAATTGACCAGTTCAGAAGAGTTAGCTGTTCCCAAGAAAGAGCCTGAACCTATAGAAAAGCAACCATGTACCTGTTGCAACTGCCAAACTGTTTATAAACCAATGCGAGGTTTCCCTGAGTGTCCTAATTGCGGCAACATACCCACTAAGGGCGAGGAAGCCTTAAACATAAAGCAAGGCAGATTGGTTGAGGTTAAGCGCAAGGACAGAGAACCACCTTCACAAGACAAAGCAAACTTTTATGCACAGTTACTTAGCTACGCAATATCTAAAAAGTTTGCAAAAGGGTGGGCAGATCATACTTATAAGGCTAAATTTGGACACTTCCCGCACAATAAACAGGTGTACCCTATGCCTGTGGGCGTTGAAGTTACCAATTTCATAAAACATTTGGCTATTAAGAAGGCCAAGGGCAATAAATTCAATAAAGGTAAACAAGGGGGGCGAATGAATGACTGATAATGATGCTTTAGAAATGAAAATGCACCAAGTCAGAACAATTGGTGAAGAATACGCCAAGGCAAAAGCGCAAATGTGCTTGCTCGAACACGGGCGCAAGATATTGTTAGCAACCATTATGAAAGAAGTAATGTTGTTAGGTGGCAAAATGGAAACCGCCGCCGCTCAAGAACGTGAGGCTAGGGCAGATCAGAGATACATAGATCACATAACGGCTCTTTCAATTGCTGTAGGTAATGAAGCAAAATGGCAATGGGAAAAGAAAGTTGTTGAATTGAACTTTGAAACTTGGAAAACCAAAATGATAAACCAGACTGTAGAACGGAAAAGTTATGCCTAAAAGAAGAACCGCCGCTGAAAGTAGGCACATGGACGCAGTAGCCAGATTGGGGTGCGTTGTTTGCTATAAGATGGGCTATGAGGATTCCCCAGCGGAATTGCATCATATTAAAGAACAGACGGGGATGGGTCTAAGGTCTAGCAATTATGAAGTGATACCGCTTTGCCCTATGCACCACCGTAGTTCTGAAGCGGCTTATCATTCCAGCCCTGCTACCTTTACGAACAAGTGGGGAAGCCAAAGGTCTTTGTTAGAGTTTACGCTGGATCTGTTAGGCCAAAAAAAAGGAGGCTAAAAGCCCCCCAATTTCTTGTGTGTTGTAAGTTCTAAAGTAGCTGGATGTTTAGCCGCTTTAGTTCCAAGTGCGTTTTGATTTGCTCGACTATACCTTTAGCCGCAATCAATTCGTCATTACCGTTTACGCCAACTGCAATAGTTTCGTCTTTGTATGGCAAGCCTAGCATATGGCATACCCACTTTGACATATTGGTAGAGGTAATGCGGCAATCGCCTTCCTCAAAATTGCTGTCTTCAATCATCATTGTATAAAAAGCAATGTGCCGAAAATTACCGCTGTTAGATGTTCGCTTAGTTACTGCGAAAATTGTAGTGCCATCAGATATTAAAAGTGACCCTTTTGGGGTGCTGTCTGTGGCTTCGTGGTCAAGTTTATTAATCTTCATGTTTTTTCTCCATTGTGGCAGACGGATAAAGTGCCGTTACCGTGTTAAATAATACATTGTAATTTAGACCCCTACGCTTGTTGTAGGTGTTTAGTGCGTAGGCTAAGACTTCACGCGCCTGAAAGTCTTGCAAATCAGGTGCGACCTTATAAACGTCCTCAACGTCAAATGTGATTGTGACGCTTTCCCGCTCAGACCAGCGCATCATTGGTCTATGCCTTTTAACTTCGGCTGGCGGGGATCTGTGACAAGCGGTTGCCAAGTAATATCTGCTAGCTGGTAAGTGCCACCAAATTGAGATTGGTGCGCCTGACCTTTAGGCGTGATGGATGCAAGATCCTCAACGCTTAATTCCATGTACTTGCCCGCATATTCTATCACCAGCCCACCTAATTTAATGGCGCTGGAAATTTCATAATCACGAATTGAAACAAATTTGCCTTGCCATAATTTCCTTACTGTTTTGCGTTTCATTGTAGTTGCTCCCTTACGTTTATTATTGCGTGGTCAGTGAATCCGCCCACGTTCCAAGTTTTAATCTCACACATTGGTAAACCTTCGCTTCCAAGATAAGACTTTCCGTTTTTCCAATTGTAGATAGTGGCAACAACCAGATCATCAAAAACAACGTGCCATTCAACGTCTGTAGTCTGGTCACAACCCCAGCAAGAAGGGACGCCAAAAGCGTCAATCAATTGCTGGAACGTTGCAGAAACAGATCCCCGCAAACTTGTTCCATTAATATTTTCTGTCTTTTTCATTCTGAACCCCGATAAGTTAAAACCATCCAAACATAAAAGATGATAAAAGATAAAACCATGACCGCCATCCCAGCCCACGGGCTAACACCAACGTAAATAACCGCCCCAACGAAAAGGGCGGTCATTACAGTTATCCAAGCTAAAATTGCTATCATGGTTTCAAGAAGACCGCTGGAAGTCTAACGGATAGGTCACGGTCAAAAGCAGACTGAGGCAGTAAGCTTGCGTCCTTCCCTGCTAGCCACTTGTTAACGTGGCGGGTAGTTGTGCTAGACCACTTTTTAGATGTTTTAAAAGCCGCACCGCGAAACTTGGCGGCAACGGGTGTATCATATGAAAACAGGATTTCTAACCCGCTATCAAAAGAAGTTTGCACCATGTTAGATGCTAGGTTTTTAAGTTTCATGTTGTTTCTCCCTCTAGTTCTATCATTGCGTCATAACCAACAGACAAGGCTTCTAACGCGCTATCAATTCCGTAAACAGTAAAGCAATGGTAATCGACCCATTGCCCCCCTATTCCAGTTTGAAGGTTAAACGTTGCCGACTCATTCCAAGACAATCTAACGTGATCGCCTTGCGGTGTTTCCATTTCCCAAGTTTTCATTTTCATTGCCCCCTTAAAGGTCATAACGGTTGCGAGATTTAAAAGCGGATCTAAAGGCCATCCCAACGAGTTGAACGCCCACGATTAACATTCCAAGATATAAATACATTCCTTGAGGCGCTAAGTAGTAAAGCGCGACAAGAATGAAAACTGTGCCAGTGATTGCAGACAACAATTCTAGTGCTTTATCCATGATAAGACTCCGACATAATTGGTGTGTTAAAAAAAGCGTCAATCCAGTCAATAACTCCGTAGTCACTAACTTCATCCCCGCCATCATTGCCCAGCACGATAAACGCCCATGACTGTTTTGCTCCATCCTTGTCAAAGAAAAACATATGACTTTCATCTACGCCCTCGCAAGCTTCCACGATTGCCTTGATGTTTGTTGAGCGTTCCAAGACGAACTCACCGTCTGGATCGCCATCGTCAACAGAGATAGAATATCCCATTGTCTTAATAGCGTACTTGGCTATCTGATAATGTGCTTTCATTTTGCGTACTCCTTATACAGTCAACATTATTGTTAACTTGCGTTAATTATACATGCTTGCAGGATCTACGCAAGAAATACTTTTAAAATACCTTTTACCTTATATATAGAAACACTTTGACGGTTTGAAACATGTAGGTTAAAATGAGCAAATGTATCAGAAAACCCTTACAGATAAACAATCTGCTTTTGTCACGAACTTTAGTCAGACAGGCAACGCAACTCAGTCAGCTATTACCGCTGGCTATTCTCCAACCACTGCCGAACAGCAGGGCTACAATCTCAAACAATCTTTAAGCGCAGAGATTGACACGGCAACGCGCAAGTTAATGGGCGCAACTGTACCAATGGCAATTGAGAAACTACGGCGCTTGCTTGTGGATGATAAAACACCTGCCAGCGTTCAGCTTGGCGCAATCAATTCAATACTGGATCGCACGGGCTACCAAACAACGCACAAGGTTGAGGATGTAACCAACAGGCGTTCAGATGCAGAGTTGCAGGTAGAGCTTGAACACCTGATGACTGTCATCAAACAAGATGCACCTGCAATAGAACACAAGCCAACTGTTAACCTGCCAGATCCAAAGGGCGCGGGTCTAGTCAATTAAACAGATCCACTCATGTCAGTCACCTTCTACCGTATAGCGTAACACTTAGACTCTAGCCCCTCGCATCCCCTTCATCCCCTGCATCCCTGACATTATAACTGCACTCATTACCTCAAAGATAAAGGGTCAGCACACACACACGCCCAGCCTCGCACCTCTTAACCCAAGCGCCACGGTCTTGCTATTAATCAACAGCCCTCATGTCATTGCGCATGTATAAGGTGACACA